GGTTCAACTATATTTACGAAGTTTGTTCTTGTTAGTTCATCGTTGAACTCAAAGAGTTGATCCTTAGCCGCTGCTGATATAGCATCTTCTAAGAAAATGAACAATCTACGAACGTTGATTCGGTCAAATGCCGATCTCTTACCAAATCCTGTTTTGTCTCCAAAGAGGACAATACCAGCACCTGGTGAAAGTATTACAGGGTTAACTCTATTTGAATATAGAATGTCTCTCTGTTTCTTGCCTGGATTATAGACAAGTTTAACTGAGTTAAGTATCACACCCCTTGCGGTTCCTGCGGGAGAGAACCAAGGGAACTGTTCTAAATCAGTTCTTGCACAAGTTCCAGCAATGTCACCGTTTAGTGGTACATATCTAAATGTGTTATTGAATCTATCAAACATATATTTGTATCCACTATCGAATACACCATATGTTGTTGATGATATTGGAGCATAGTATCCAACTATGTTCTCAGTCATCGTGTCAATATTATTAACTGTTACAGTTCCTACAGATGTATCATTTAAGAATGCTTGACGATAAGGTGAAATAAATGCAACTGCATCTTTTCTTGCCTCTGCGACAGCAATACATTTTTCAGCAACTGCCTGTGACTTTTCTTTAGTATGATGAGCAGCACCCATCATTATAAAGTCAACTTCTATCTCTTCTTTATTTGCAAACAATTCTAAACCACCGATAATATCATCGATTCCAGAATCTAAAGCACCGACTGTAGTGTAATCTGTTTTTCCACCGTAGTTTTTACCACCTGTTAGTGAAGCAGTAAATACTCCAGATGCACCAAAGTTTACTCCACTCGCATCTTGATCCCATCCACTATCAGCATCTAGTGTATTAGTTGCTTGTACACTGAATCCAGTAGTTGTGATTCCTGCAGGAGCACTACCACCGTAAATGTATTGTGAATTAGTTGCAAGATATTTTCTCCAGTATGCTGTTGAACCTACTGAATATTCAGCGTCTTTTGCTTTTGAAAGATTTAAATGTTTTTCAAGAATTGTTCCAGCATTACCAGTAATTGTTCCTTTGTCATCTATGACAACAACGTGTATTTCATCAAATCTACCGCCTCTTGCAGCAGCATAAGTTGAAGTGCCTGGTGCATCTGCTAACTGATCCCACTCTAATTTAAGTGGATTACCATTTGGATCAGTAGTTGTTAAAACAACCTCTTGCTGTTCAAACCAATCTTGAACTTGACTTATTGCAAATGTTCCACCTGATCCAACTGCTGAACCTGAAGGGGATACACCGATTATTCCAGTTCCGAAGTTATAAACTCCTCCATTCTGATAATTTACATTTGTTACTGTTCCAGCAGCAGAAACGTGTGCAAGAACTTTAACCTCTGCAGTTGTCCCTGTAAATCCAGTAACAACACCTTTAACGTAACCATCAAGAACACTAGTTCCACCAGCACCAGCAACGACTCTTCCAGCAACAGTTTGTGTAACCGCCATACCAACTGTGCTGATTCCAGATACAGTTAGAATTTGGTCTGCCTTCGCATCTATAATTGAAATTCTAATTCCATTTGCATAACTACCAGGTGTTTTTGCAGCGACAGTTATACCAGTGATAGTATTATCATCGTAACCAAGTTGATTATAATGTGTATCACTCTTAATAAGTATTTCAGGTGAACCATCTTCTGATGCGTTCTTTAAACCAGCATCGTTTGCACGAATTACTTGCATCGTGCCACCATATGCGAGGAAAGAAGATGCAACCATCCAATACTCGTAATGATTATCTATTGAATAAGGTTGTCCAAAAGTTTGTAATAGATCTTCCTCACTCTCAATAAGTTGTGCGTCCTCCACAGGACCTTTTGTAAATGGAGCAACTAACGCACCAATAGACCCAGTGGTAGGGTCTACGTTTCCGATTGTTAGATCAACTTCTCTTACTAGGACACCAGGAGAGGCTAAATTTACCGCCATCTTGTATTCTCCGTTCTCAGGAATATTTTTCTGAAATTATTTATTAAAAACACCATTTTCATCAGGGAAACAGTGCATGAACTACCAATCAGGATATTCCCATCTATTACTTATTTTCTTTTTTGATTTCTTTACTCTGTCAATAGTACAAGATTTACATTCATAGGAATATGAAGATTGAATACTTTTATTTTTTCTTATTAGATAAAAACCATCTATTAAATCTTTAGTTTTACCACAAACACGACACTTACGTTCAGTCAGAACAAAATGATCAACTTCAAGTTGTTCGTCAAAATCCATCACAAAACTTGGATTACACCATTACAATCTGGAATGTCTTGTAATATTTTATTTTCTATACCTTGTTTAAGAGTCATAGCACTCATTGCACAACTTGTACAAGCACCACCTAATCTAACTTTTACAAATTTTGTATCTTCTTCTATCTCTACAAATTCTACAAATCCTCCATCTGCTTCAATATAAGGAGCAATTTCAGACAAAGATTCAATTACATTACTTGCAGTTAATTCCATTACATATAGTCCCACATATAAGATCTGTCACCATATTCATCAGTGTGCCATAAATCTCCATCTTTGTCAACAAATGAAGTATCCTCTAATCCATCAGACATAAAACCAAAAGGTGCCATATCTTGTTCAATTTGATTCTTTTGTTCTTCATATATTCTTTTTCTTACATCATTATCAGTCATTTCTTTGAAATAATCCTGTGCAACTAACCAAGCAAATATAACTAAACACATTGCTAAGTCATCATTACATCCCTCTTCTGCCTCAAATGAGTTATGTTTTTGTGAAAAAGTAGTTAATTCTGATATTATATCATAATCAATAATGAGTATCTTATCATCTTCTAATAGTGTTTTAAGGTTTGAACAACCTAACTTTTTAACTGCCTGTGTAGTTCTCACACCTAACTGTGATCTTTTACCACTAAATCCAGCACCAACAACCTGACCTGCACGACCTCTTTGTGAACACATCAATAAATTATCATACTCTAAGTCATAGTTTAAAATAGATGCAACTTGGTCTCCAATATCATTTACCTCACATAATATGAATGCTTTATTATATGCTTTACCTATATCAGCGATAATACTTGGAAATAGCATTGGTTTGATTTCGTTATTTCGATACTTTGCTACTGCTTTATATGGAAAGTTTGTAATATCAAAAACTATAAATGCAGAATAATCATTTCCTAAACCACGAGCAACGTCAACTGTAATTAGATAATTATGATTCTTCATTGGCACTTCATATACATCTAATCCTGCATTTTTTTGAATTGGATTTTCATATACTAAATTTTTTAATTTAGATGGATTAATTAATGTATTGACAGATCCAAGAAATTCACATTCAAACTCAACTTTAAATTGTTGCTCTGATGTGTTTGCAATAGTTTGTTCTTTCCATGCTTCATCACGACCAGGTACTTCAGACCAGTGAACCTCAGTTGGCATATATTCATTTTTCTTTCTTTCAGCATCATGCCACATTCGGTAAAAATGATTCATACCTCGTGGTGTTGATACAATTATAACTTTCGTTTTTTGACCAGATGAAATAGTCGGATAAACACTAGCAAAGAAATCATCAGCAATATGATTCGGGATAAAGGCGAACTCATCAAGAAATATGACGTTGTAACTACCACCACGAACAGCAGATGACGAGGTAGAGTTTGCAGAAATTTTTGAACCATTTTCTAACTCTAATGAACCTTTATTCCATGATATAATACCTTGTTGCATCCATCTTGGTAAATTTTCGTACGCAAGTTGTAATCTTCCTAATAAATCTCTGGCAGTGGATGCCTTGTTCGCCAATATAGCAATATTGATATTATCATTAAAAACTGCGTAATGTAAGAGATAAGATACAACTGTAGTGGATTTACCCGTCTGCCGAGGCATCTTACAGATGTTAAAACGGTTTTCATGGAAATTGCTTATTAATTTTTTCTGGAAAGGATACATCCGAAATGGAACCAATCCTTCATCAATAGATACAATCTTTATATGTTTGTTTGCAAAATATACAGGATCGTCTTTACATTTTAAAAATTCAACAATATTCTCCTGTGTAAATTCAATAGGAGTATTTGCCTTTTTTAAATTGGGATTACCAAGATAAACTTCACTCATTATGTAAAATTATATGTTAACTTATTGTGTAACCTACGGCTGCACCTAAAACAGCAGCGTTTGCTGCGAAGATTGCTTCAGTTGATTTTTTCTCAACAACTTCTACTGCGTTACCTGGTAATGTAAAAGTTCCAATTGTTGTAGATCCTCCAACCGAATCAATGACAGTTACTAGTCTTGCAGTGCCACTATTATTAACTAGACGGACTGCTGTAGCACTACCAAAGGTGGATGCACCTGCAGCGTTTGTGCCACATGCTGCTTCAGTACCTTTAATTAATGTGATCATTATTCTAAACTTTTATTGACTATTTA